GGATGTCCAACTTTGGCCGTTGACACTCCACTCGATCAACACACTGGGCAGCAGGCTCCCGGCCAGGGTGGTGCTCTGCACTGTGACGCTGATTTTGGCGCTCGGGATGATCTTGCCAATGTCGTGCAGCTCGACGTAGCTGCCCGTGGTCTCGCCGGGCTCAAACACCAGCGGGTAGCCTGCGGCCACTTGGGTATCGCTGGTGGCCCAGCTGCGGCTTGCGAAGTGGCTCTCCCACGTCTCAGCAGGGTTGACGGGCAGCACCAAGGCGGTGCCATCGACGTAGGCATTGGTTTTGATGCCGCTCCAGTTTGCATCCCACTCGCTGGATAAAACAAAGTTGGTGGGCAGAGTGACCGTTTGATCAAAACTGGTAGGCGCGCTGGTGTTGCCAGCAACGTCTTCGGCAATCAAATAAATGCGGCGCACGCCCGCGCTGCGGCTGATGTAGATGTCGCCCTGGCTGTCTGCGCCTTGCTTGCTGTACAGCTCGCAGTTGGCCAAGGTGGCACCGCCTGCGCCGTGGTAAATAGCGTAGCTTTTAATGGGCTGGCTGCTACGCGCATTGGCCCAGCCGATGGCGATGGTGTTGACCTGCACATCTGCGCGGGTGACCTGCACCGCATTGGGCGGGGCTATGACAATGCTGGCCTGCGCGGCCTGCGCGCTGGCACCGTTGTAAGCGTCGAGGTGCTTGGCCCACAGGGTGATAGTGCCTGCAATTTGCCACGGCATCAAATGCGTGATGCTGTTCTTACTAGTGATCAGCGTGCCCGTGTCCCAGCTGCTCCCGCGCCGGATTTCGGTGGCTACGTAGCCTTGGTCTACCGCCGGTTGCCAGCTGATCAGCACGCCGTTTTCGACAACCCTGATGCCCAGGCCAATGACGTTTTCGAGTGGCGGCATGGTGTAGCTGATTTGCGCCCACGGGCCACGCGCCAACGCCACGGCGGCCACGCGGATGACGGTGCCCGCCTCAGCGGCCGCACGAAACGACAGGCTGGTGTTGCCCGTCTCGCCTACGCGCACCCAGTTGCTGCCGTCTGCGCTTTGCTCTACAACATAGCTGTTGGCCCACGGACTGGGCTGCCACGACACAATAACCGTGTGGCGGGCGTTGGGCGTGGCCTTGGCCAACAGGCCCAAGAGCGCGGGCGCGTTGGTGTAGCTGCTCAGTTGACTAGTGGGGCGCACGGGCGTGATGATGCCCTGGTCTGCGGTGTGCACGTTGCTGTTTTCGGCTACACACTCGATGTCTACAGTGTGCAGGTTGCGCGGCTTGACGCTGATCACGCGGGCGTATTGCACAGCGGTGTCGGCCCAGCCAAAGCTGTAGTGCGTGCGCTCTGCGTTGCCCCCGGTGTACGGGGTGATGTCGGGCAGGTTGGCCAACACTGCCTGGTTGCTTTGCGCCCCTGCGATGGCGGCGTGCGGGCCGCTTACAGAGCCGTCATTTTTACGCAAAGCGATGTAGTGCGGTGACCCGCTTTGCCACTGCAACGGCTCGCTGAGCGTAAGCGTTTTGCTGGCCGCGTCCCACGCGGTGACCTCGCCGCCTTGGCCCCAGCCCGGCATGTCGTGCTGAATGGCGATCAGGTCTAAAAAGGAGGGGATGAAGCCCTCCATTTCAGTCGTAAAGTGGATGATTTTTCGCCTGTATCGGTTGCAGGCGGCTTGGTAAGTGGCCTCGCGAAACGCTTGGTCGCGGTTAATGATGCCCATGTAATCGACCTTGGCGGGCTTGGCCGCTGTGCTCGCGGGCAGCTTGGCGGTCACTGTGGCGGGCTTCCAATTTTCTTGCTCAAAGTAGCTGGCCTTGACCGCGTCTGCGGTGTCGTCAGTGGGCATCAAGTAGCTGATGTTGAAGCTGTTTTTAACAATGTTGCGCATGGAAAAAAGCGCGACCGGCACCGTGGCCGCTTGGTCGCGCACTACGCGCAGCATGCCGCCTTGCATGAAGGGTTTGGCGCGCCCGGCCATGGCGATTTTGCTGGCGGCTTCCCAAAAGCTTAAAAACTGGTCAAAGCGGCCATCGAAAGTGTCGCCGCGTGTGGCCCAGGTAGCGTCTAGCGTTTTGAGGGCGGCGAGGTCGATTTGCGCATCCGTCAAGCCCACGGATTTGCACACGTAGGCCAAGGCCCAAGCGATGGAGCGGGTGGGGGTGTTGGCGGTCCAGGTGCTGCCCGTCCAGGTGGGCAGGCGGCGGGTGGCGATGACGTTAATTTTTCGGCTGGCTTGCTGGCTTAGGCTGTTGCTGGCTTGCATGCGCATGGCAAGCAAAGTGACATCGCCGTAGGTGCGGGTGTCTTGCAAGTAGCTGCGCAGGCCTGCCCATACGATTTCATGGCCTGCGCGGGTGCTGGTGCTTTTAGTGTCAAGGCGTTTGACGCGCACCTCGTAGCGCCCGGGGCTCACGGGGTAGCTGCGCGAGTAGCGCTGCGGCGTGGTGGTGGCGGCGGTGAACGATTCGGCAAAGGGATAGTACGTGCGGGTGCGGCGAAAAACGCCGTTGATGGTGGCTGTGTACTCCTCGGTCGCCGTGTTGGTGCCCATGGCCCCGACGGCAACAAAGTTAGACCATGAGCCGTAGCCGCCGGATCCGGCTAAAAACTGCCACTCGCCCACGGCCACGCCTGCGGCGTTGACCTGGCGCGCCTCGGCTTGCACAGTGATATTGAGCGCGGACAACGCGCCGTCGTCCTGCGCGTAAAAGAGGCCACGGGGCAGCATGTAATCAAGCCCCAAGGTGTTGGCCACGGTGCCGCTAGAGCTGGCCACAAAGGGGCCTGTGTAGATGTCGGTAAGCAGCTCTTGACCCGACACCTCGGTGCTGGTCACCACGTTGCCGGGGAAAAGTGTCAGGGTGCCGCCGGGGGGCACGATTTCGTAACTGATGTTCGCAAAGCTGCTTAGTTCGCTGTCTTCAATGCGGATTTTTTCAATGTCGTAGTGACCGCGCCCGATGCAAAACAGCTGGTAGAGAAATTGCTCGTTTCCGACAAATTCGCCGTAGGGCATGGCAGCAAAATCGGGGAAAGCGATCATGCGGCCAAAGTGCTCGGGGATAGCGGACTCGATGCGCGCTGTGTTGCCCTGCGCTTGCAGCGTGTAGGTAGGGCTGGGTGCGGCCAAAGCGGCGGCTTGCTGGGGGCTTGTAGGCTTGGGCGCGGGAAAAACTGCGTTAACCAAAGCCATGCCCACCACGGTGGCAATGCCCGTCCACGCGGCGGCGCTCAAGCCTAAAACACCTGCGCCAAAAATGCCCGGGCCCAAAAATGCGCCCAGGTAGGGGGCGAACATCATGACGCCGATGATGGCCACGATTTTGAGCACGTTAGACGCACCGCCACCGCCACCGCCTTGGGGGATGGCGGCCACGTCGATAAAGGCGATTTGCTGGCCGTCCTCGACCACCAGCTCCCACTCGGCGCGCAGCACGGGCTCGCCATCGAGCAGGGCGATGTAGGGGTGGGGCCAGTCGGTGGGGGCTAAGCTGCGGATGCTGGCAGGGGGGGCGTCAAAAGTGCGCCGGGCGCTGGGCACCAAGGCGTTTTTGAGGTGGGTTACTTGGATGTTCATCGGGGTTTTTTACTGACGTGTCTGAAGTATTCGCAGCGGCCAAAACCGCTCAAAATCCAGGCGCTCTGGCTTGTATAGACAACGCCTGCGCCGCGCATGCAGTGCAGCACGCCACCGCCATCAAAGTCCAGCCACACGCCGATATGCATGGGGCGGTGGATGATGACGGCGCAGCCGTGTTCGGGGGCCAAAATGCGGTGCCACCGAGCATGCTCGGCATGCTTTTTAAACAGCGGGGCGAGTGCCTGCGGGTCGTCGTAATCGGGGGCGATGATGCTGGGCACCTGCACATCAAAATAGCTGGCTTGCAGGTGCTTAAAGAGGCCCATGCAGTCAAACGCGTGGGGGCCTTGGCCACCCGCCTCCCAGGGCAGGCCGATGTAGAGCGCGGGCCAGGTGAGGGACTTGATGGTGTTCATGATGCGACCAGCCCGGGGAAAACATCGGCGTCGTACTCGGTGCGGGGAAAGCGGTAGTTGACAAGGTTAGCAAATCCGGCGGTGCAGCGCACGCGAAAAACATCGGCGCTGATGGTCAAAATGGTCATGTGCACGGGCGGGTCGTTTTGCGGGGCCGTGAGGTCGGTGCTGATGTACTCGCGGTAGGTGAGTTTTACCAGCTCGGTGCTGGCCATAGCGGCCTCGATGTTGGCCACGATGGCGCGGTCTACGTTGTCGATCTCAAGCTGGATTTGTGGCACGCCGGTGGCGCTGACATCGGGCTTGTTAAAGTCAAAAGCGAAGGCGATGAACTCGACTTGCTCGCTGGGGTTTGCGGGCGCGCTGGTCTCTAGCCGGGCCAGCAGGTTGGCGTTGTCGCGCACTACGCGGATGGGGCTGCTAAACGCGGGGTGGCGCAGCTCTAGGGTGTGGTAGATGGTGACGTGGC